CAAGACAATTATGTCGGCGATTGGATAGGACAAAGAAGCTATGATAAAAATACTATTGTAAGTTATCTAGGAAAGTTTTATAGAGCTGTTAGAGCTGTGCCTGATTTAGATTTTGGCGCAACTGTATTTGTTAACAATACAGTTTACTGGGAAGACTATAGTTGGCGTTACGGTAAGGATCCTGAATACAGAGGATTATTCAATAACAATCTACCTTATGTTACTGGCGAGTTAGTAAGTCATCCGGTTGATGATAGTTCACTAGCTACACCTGCATTATATAGAGCAAGGACAAATATTGCAATTGGTGCTGTGTCTCCTGTATCTTCTCCTAATGCTTGGGAAAGAGTTACAGATGGTGTTGATTATTTAGGATCGCTACCGAATAGATCAGGAACAGCTTTCTTAGATAATGAAGAAGTTTTTGATCCTACTTCAACAAATAGTTATGCATTAGAAGATACATTACAATTTGCAGAGAGCTTTGCAGTTAATAAAACTGGTGATGTATTAGCAGTAGTAAGTAAACAAACAACTGACTCTACTCCGAGTAATGTTGTAGTAATTTATAGATTAGTTGAAGACAAATATATGTATGACCAAGTCATTACTACAGCGTCTTTAGATAAAACAGATATATCACAAAAATCTTTAGCAGACAGCGGTTTTGCACAAGATGTTCAAATTAGCCCAGATGGGTTGACTATTGCTATATCGCATCCATTCTCAGAAATTGATGTAGTAAATCAAGGTACAGTTCATATATATTCACAACAAACAGTAAATGGTAAAGCACAATTTGTTCTAAACCAAACATTACAAAGTCCTAAAAAACAAGAAAGTGAAAAGTTTGGATATAGTATTGCTTTAGATAATACACAACTTGCAATTACAAGTGTAAATGGAGATATTACTCTACCTACTACATTTGACAATGACGAAACAAGTTTTGATAATAACTTTACACAATTTAAAAACGTTCAATACGATAGTGGTGTTGTTTATGTGTATGAAAACGTAGGCAGTAGCTTCTTATATTCTGAACAGTTTGTATATAAAGCAGACAAAATGATATACTTCGGAGAATATCTAGAAGTTAAAGGAAATCACATTTATGTAGGTATTCCTAGATATAGACCAAACGAGTCAGAGCAAGGATTACTTGTTGACTTTAGAAAAAATATAAGTGCGTCTGGATGGAATATAATTAGAGAACCTAACCCAATTGTTGACGTTGATAAAATACGTAGTGTGTATCTGTATAACAAAGTGACAAAAAGTATTATCACTTACTTAGATTATGTTGACAGTATACAAGGAAAAATACCCGGACCTGCAGAACAAGAATTGCAGTATAAACTTCCTTATGATCCTGCAAGATATAATATTACTCCTATTAGTGATCTTTACAGTGAAACTAATCATTGGGGACCAGCACAAGTTGGCGAATTATGGTGGGATCTAAGTAGTGCAAGATTCTTACATGCATATCAAGGTGATATAATCTTCCAAAATAATAATTTTAATTTAATGAATCCTGGAAAAACTGTAGATGTCTACGAATGGGTTGAAAGTGATATTATACCTAGCGAATGGGACGATATAGCAGATACAGAAACAGGCTTACAAGCTGGCATAAGTGGACAAAGTTTATATAGCGATACGCTTTATGTCCAAAAAATTAATTACGATGCAGCAAGTCAAACATTCGGAAGTAAATTCTACTTCTGGGTTAAAAACAAAAAGACTATACCTGTCAAAGAAGGTAGATCATTATCTGCACTAGACACAGCAAGATTAATACAAGACCCTTCACAGCAGGGATATAGACATATTTCGTTCTTATCTAATGATAAGTTTGTGTTACATAACTGCAATTCTTTAATTAATGATAAAGATGTTGTTTTACACATTGATTGGCTATCAGGTAATGATCCTAAACAGAACACTCACACTCAGTATCAAATAATGAGCGAAGGTTTAGATACAAGCAGACTAAATGCTGATATTGAACGTAAATGGTTTGACAGTTTAGTAGGATATGACGAAAAATTACGCATTGTTCCTGATCCTAGCTTACCGATTAGACAGCGTTATGGTAACAGATTTAAACCAAGACAAACAATGTTTGTAAATAAAACAGAAGCACTGAAACAGGTGATTGAAAGAATTAATGATATTACAGCTAAGAATTTAATAGCTGATGATTATGATATTAGCAATTTATCTCAAGCACAAACAGCACCTTCTGAATTTACATTCCTATATGATACTACAATTGATACTGAACAAGAATTAAGATTTGTCGGTACAAGTAAAATTACAAAGGCAGAACTAGAGCCTGTTATCTTAAATGGCGAGATTGTACGTGTTAATATTATCAATCCTGGTAGAGGTTACAGAGTAGCACCTTCTTATACTATTAATGGTACAGGATATGATGCTGAAGTAGAATTTACAATTAATAATTTAGGCCAGATTACTTCGGTAGAAGTTATTAATGGCGGTAAAGAATACGAAAATAGTACTACTATCGATGTAAGATATTTTAGTGTATTAGTAAGTAATGATAGTACAGTCTACGGCAAATGGTCAATATATTCATGGAATGATGTATCAAAAGAATGGTTTAGACAACAGGTACAAGAATTTGATGTTTCTTTGTTCTGGGATTATATTGATTATTATGCAGATGGATTTAATCAATTTACTAAAATTGACTATGAAATTGATCAATCATATGAATTATTTGGTTTAGGTGTTTCTATAGGAGACGTAGTAAAAATAAACAATATCGGAACAGGCGGCTGGCTATTGCTACAAAAAGTTGCAGATGAAGATACTGAAGACTTTACTATAAATTACGATACTATAGGACGCCAAAACGGTACAATTCAATTTAAATCATCTCTATATGATTTGTTAGGAAATAGCATAGGATATGATACAAGAAGTTTTGATAGTTATTTCTACGATAGTCAACCGATTAATGAAACTAGAATTATTCTTGAGACCATTAGAGATAGTATTTTTGTCGGAACATTAGCAGTTGAGTATAATAAACTATGGTTTGCAAGTTTAAGATATGTATTTGCTGAACAAATTTTAGTTGATTGGGCATTTAAAACAAGCTTTGTAAAAAGTAAACACAATTTAGGTGAGCTAGAACAAGATATTACATTTAATGCAGATACATTGCCTGATTATGAATCGTATATTAATGAAGTTAAACCTTTCTCTACTACAATTAGAGAGTTTATAAGTGCATATGATGCACTAGATAATACTTCATCAGCAGTTACAGATTTTGATTTGACGCCGGTATACGATCCGGCACTGCAAAAAATTGTTTCTAGCACAGCATTAGTAGTCGACGATACTGTTGTTGCAGAAAACTTACCAATAAATGAATATCCAAGAAAATATTGGAAGGATAATTTTGGTTATGAAGTTAAAGAAATTATAATTGCAAATCCGGGAAGTGAGTACACGTTCCCTCCTACAGTTAATATAAGCGGCGGTGGCGGCGAAGGCGCAACAGCAAGAGCATATATCGGTCAAGGTAAAGTTACAAAAATTGAAATTCTAAATCCAGGTACAGGATATATTAGTCAGCCTACAGTAACCATACAAGGTTCTCAGTCAGATACTGGTATACCTGCAAGTGCAAGTGTAGTATTAGGCAATGGCGTTGTTAGAAGTACAAAAGTTAAAATTAAGTTTGACAGAATCAAAGGATCATACCTATTTACAGCATTAGACCAGTCAGAAAGTTTTGTCGGAACAGGTGATAAAACTAATTTTGATTTAGAATGGCCTATGAATTTACAAAACACATTGGTCAAAGTTTATGTAGACAATAGAGAGTTACTAAGAAGTGAATACAGATTTGAAAACATAGACAACAATGATAAATCTTATACTAGACAACAAGGTAGAATTATTTTTACAAAACCACCTGTACAAGATCAGGCAATAACAGTAGAATATTTTAAACCTTTAAGTATGTTAGATGCAGCTGACAGAATTTATAACGCTTACACACCAACATCAGGAATGGCAGGAGTTGAACTAGGACAACTTATGAACGGTGTAGATTATGGTGGAGTAGAAGTAAAAGGATTTGATTTTACAAGATCTAGAGGTTGGGATTCAGATAATTGGTATGACGGCGCATGGGATCCGTACGAAGAAACATTTGAAGATGAAGTCTTTACATTTGACGGATCAACAGTAAGCATTACACTTTCTAGACCATTAGAAGATGGTGTAGTTTATAATGTTTATTTTGGCTCCGGAATAGGGAACGAACTATGGCGTGCAGAAAGAATAGATGATCCAAACTTTGATAGTGCTGAAAGACTATATGATGGTGTTGTTATTAATCCTATTACAGGAGACGGAGTTACAGACACAATCTACTTAGATGAATTAGGCATTGTTGTTACAGACGGTGATGTTATCATAATTAGAAAACAATCAAGTGATGGTAGTTTTGCTCCTGATCCTACAAGTTACGATACACAATTAAGTGGCGGCGATCTAGTTTATTCTACTGCTACTGGTTTAAATCCAGAAGATATAATTATAGATGGTGACGGATTTGTAACACCTACTACAAGTAAAGGTCCTGAAGAACTTGTTCCAGGTCAATTAGTAGATACACTTGACTTAAAAGTTTATACTAGAGAAGGTGCAGGACAAGGAGAAATATATTCTCAGTCATATACAACAGACGGTGTAACAACAACATTTGATTTAGGAGTTATTCCTAACAATCCAAATGCTGTGTTAGTAAAGTTAGACAATGTCATTTTGCCAAAAACAGAATATACCATTGATTGGGAAGCAAATACAATTACTCTAAATAGTGTTGCTGACGCCGGCAAAGAATTTAATATTATAACAGTAAGCGGTAGTGCTCAAAATATTCTTGATAGTGGAACTATTGTTGCAGACGGAACATCTGCAGAATATATTGTTCCGGTAGAATATATTGATACAGTGTCAGTATTTGCAACAATCGACGGAGTAAAAGTTGAAGATTTGCTAGTAATCAATGATGCAGATACAGGAAATATTGCACTAAGATTTGACACAATACTTGCTGCTAATGTACTTGTAAGATATGTAGTGTTCTATGATAACACACAAATTAACTATAGTCAAATGACAAGAGAAGATATTGTCAGTGATGGTAGTACTTTGGTGTATGATCTAGCAAATCAACCTTTGTATCAAGCTCCTACTGCGTATAACACACTTGTAAAAACAGGAAATACTATACTTAATGCAGGATATAATGTCCAATATACTATATCTGAATTAGAAGAAAGAGAATTCCAGTTAGAACTATTCCAACAACCTCTTGCAAGTGTTGATACAGATCAAATTCAAGTATACTTAAACGGAGAAAAATTAGAATTCCCAAGAGATTATGCTTACAGTATTGCTAATAGTGCAGTTACATTAAATGGAGGTGTAGGCACCACAGGCGACATTTTAGAAATATATGTAAAAGAAGATGGAGATTACTTTATAGAAGGTAATCAAATCACTTTTGCTACAGCAATTGCTGAAGACCAAGTAATTGAAATTTACACATTTACTAATCATGATATATTAGGCATCGAAAGAATAAATTATGATGTGGTAAACAGAACAACATTAACAGCAGGCACAAAGGAATATGGTACATATCATAGTTTAACTTCTGGAGTTATACAATTAAGAAAACCTGCTGTAAACGTAAAATATGTTTGGCTAAGTCTAAATGGCGAATTGCTAACACCTGCGGTTGATTACAGTCTTAATGACGATAAAACCGAAGTACATTTAGCACAAACGCCTGCAGAAAATGATGTTATAGATATAATTCATTTTAGTGCAGATATCGGTACTGAAAGATTTGGCTTCAGACAATTTAAAGATATGCTTAACCGCACACATTTCAAACGCCTTGATAGCCCAGAAACAGAATTAGCACAAGATCTAAATTGGTACGATATACGTATAGAAGTTTTAGATGGTGCTGCCCTGCCTGAACCAAATAAAGGCGAAAATATGCCGGGTATAGTGTTTATAAATGGCGAAAGAATTGAATACTTTGTCAAAGAAGATAATACACTAAGACAAATACGCAGAGGAACATTAGGTACAGGTGTAGCAAATGTTCATAGTGCTGGTGAAGGTGTATATGATCAAGGGCCTGGTAAAACTATTCCTTATCAAGACAATACAATTACACAGACTTATGTAGGAGACGGAGAAACAACAGAATTTAGTTTAAATTATACACCGTCAAGTGCAGATGAGTTTGAAGTTTTTGTAGCAGGTCGCAGACTAAGGAAGAATAATATTAGTGCGTTCGATTATACAATTGCTTTGGATAGTACCGAAGGTGATACTACATTACCTGCAGAATTTACTATTGACGGTAATACTTTAACACTAACAGAGGCTCCATTACAAAATACACAAGTTCTAGTAATTAGAAAAGTTGGAAAAATTTGGAGTCCAACAGGAACACAGCTTGCAAAAGCAGAAAATGACATTGCACGTTTCTTGCGAGCAGGAACAATAAAACTATCTGAATAAATACGTAGTAGGAATCATAAAATGACAGAGATAAAAGATAACAACGGTGTACTATTACAAGGTCATATAAAAATCTTTGACCCTAATTCGGGAGAGGTTATAATTGACAAGCGTAATGCGATACATTATGAAAACATGAGTATTGCACTTGCAGAAACTCTTTCTAATGCAGGTGAAGGTTTTATATATGAAATGAGTTTTGGTAATGGTGGAACAAGTGTTGATCCTACTGGTATCATTACATATTTAACACCTAACAGCACTGGTACGAATGCTAGTTTATATAATCAAACATTTACAAAAGTAGTAGATGATAGAAGTGTTAATAACACAGACCCTGCTCGTAACAAATTAGAAACAAGACACGTTAGTGGTACAAATTATACAGATATTATTGTAAGTTGTTTGTTAGATTATGGCGAACCAAACGGACAAGAAGCATTTGATACTGCTACTAATCCAGAAAGTGCGTATGTATTTGATGAGTTAGGATTAAGAAGTTACTCACCATCCGGCACAGGAAGGCTTTTGACACACGTAGTATTTCATCCAGTACAAAAAAGTTTAAACAGATTAATACAAATTGATTATACAGTTAGAGTACAAAGTTTGTCAGGAATTTAAGGATTAAAATATGGCATATCAAGTAAAATACACAGACTTTGCAAACAAGGGAGCGGTTACTGTTGAGGACAACACAATCAACACTGAAACAAGTCTTCAATTGCCAGGCAGATTTACAAATTCCTACGGACAAATTATTTCAGAAAACTTATTACACCTTTTAGAAAATTTTGCAAACAATACTGCACCTCAGCGTCCTGTTGAAGGACAATTATGGTATGATATTTCAGAGGGTGTTGATCAGCTTAAAATATATGACGGCACTACTTGGATTTCTGCATCAGGACTTAAAAAATCTACACAAGAGCCTGCTGCAAGTAATTCAAACTCGGGAGATTTATGGGTAGATACAGACAATCAACAACTATATCTTTATACCGGTTCGAGTTGGGTACTTGTTGGACCGTCATTTAGTGATGGACTTGTCACAGGTGCTACACCTGTAGAACTAGTCGGACAAGATAACAATACATATGTTGTTTTACAAATCCAAATCCAAGATGTTGTAATTGGCATTATAAGTGACAGTGTATTTTCACCTAAATCTCGTATTCCAGGTTTTGATTCTATACAAAAAGGTTTTAATTTAATTAGCGGAACAGAGTATCAATTTGTTGGTACTGCATCTACTGCTGCATCATTACGTGTAACTAATGATCCTAACGACGGAACAAAAAATGTTGATGCAAATGAATTTTTAAGAGGTGATGTTCCAAGCACAACAACAGAACAAATTAGGGTAAAAAGTAACGACGGCTTGCAAATTGGCGCAGGCGGACAACTAAATGTTGGCGTAGAAGGCGAAGCTGGTATTATACAACACAATACTAGTGGATCTAACATAGATATTAGAGTTAGAGACGGCAGTCAAACTAAGACTGTTATGAGGATTGACAGTACAACAAATGTAGGAATTAATAATCTTGCACCAGATGAAGCACTAGACGTTGTAGGTAACATACAAATTACACCAGCAGCAGGTGATGCTGAAACAGGTGTGTTAAAAGTAGAAAGTGTTGTAGATAGTGATACATTTGCAACAGGAAGTATTACTACTAAAGGCGGCGTTGGCGTTACAAAAAATCTAAATGTAGGCGGAAGTTTATCTGTTAACAGTTCATTTACTAGTGCAGATATTTTACCCGATAGCACAAGTACACGTAATATCGGCTCAACATTAAATAGATATGATCAAGTTTGGTCAAATACATTTTTTGGTAATGTGCAAGGTAATGTAAGCGGCACAGTTTCTGGTAAATCTGGAAGTACAGATAGATTAGCAAGTGCTACACAGTTTGCAATGACAGGCGATGTAAGTGCAGCAAGTTTTAGTTTTGATGGAAAAACTGGCGGCAGCACAAAAACTTTTGTAACTTCTATCAGTAATAGTATTATTTCTACTAAAGATACACTTTATGATGTAAATCCTGGAGATGAAATACTAATCAACAAAACGTCAGGTGAAGAGCAAGGGCTTTATAAAGTTAGTCAAGCTAACTTACTTAAGAGTATTCCAATTATACCAGCTGGCGTTATTATTCCTTATGGTGGATTACTAGCACCTACAGGTTGGCTATTATGTGATGGATCAGAAGTTAGAAAATCAGAATTTGGCGATTTGTTTATTGCTATCGGTTATAACTTTAAAGATCCTGCAGAACTAAGTGATAACGGGGTAAACTTCTTTGCTTTACCTGATCTAAGAGGTCGATTCCCATTGGGTGTTGATAATATGGGCGGCGCTGCTGCTAATAGGGTAACAAGTGCAGGTGCTACAGCAGTTGGTAACAACTTAGGAAGTGAAACTGCAAGCATAGATGTAGATAACTTACCTGAACACGAACATGATATGCGTGGCGATACTGGCGCTCAGTACTATGCAATTAGAGATAATTCAGGTGTTCCTGCAGATACAAATGCTATTCAGTTTGATGCTCCGACAGGCACAAACGCAGGACAAGCATTACCGTCTAGTGGTGGCATAAGAACTACTACTGCATTAGGGCAGCCCTTAGATATTATGAACCCATATATTTCACTAAATTACATTATATACACTGGATAACAAAATGAGCTATCAATTAAATAAAACAGACGGAACAATATTAATAGATCTTATAGATGGGCAAATTGATAGTGCTAGTACTAATTTAACACTAGTTGGTAGAAACTATAGCGGTTTTGGCGAGTTTTTGAATGAAAACTTTATTAAATTGCTAGAAAATTTTGCAAGTACTGCTGCACCTAGCAATCCATTAGAAGGTCAATTATGGTGGGATAAGTCCGAAGCGCGATTAAAATTATGGGACGGAACACAATGGAAAGCTTCAGGTGGTCCGTTTGTACAAAACTTTCAACCTCAAATGGTTGCAGGCGACTTATGGATAGATAATCTTAATAACCAGTTTTATTTTTATGACGGTACAGATTTAGTATTAGTAGGACCGCAGTATAATTCATTCCAAGGTCTTACAGGATTCAAAATTGATAGTATACTAGATGAACAATCTAGATCTAGACCAGTTGCAAAATTATATGTCGGCGGCGACTCGGATGAAAATCTTGTTTCAGTAGTCTCTAACATACAATTTACCCCAACATTTAGTCAAAGAATTGATGGCCTTGTTACGGATGATAATCCTGATGGTATTATCAAAGAAGGCTTTAACATAATTGATACCGAAAACTTTAAATTTCACGGTACAGCAGTTGCATCTGAATCACTTGTAACTGGCGGCGGCGATGTTGTTACAGCCGATCAGTTTTTAAGTTCGATATCTAATGACGTTACAACAGGTACATTAAGTATTCGTAACTCAGGTGGCCTTAGCATAGGTACAAGTGAAAACTTTAGACAGTTTATTCTAGGAAATGCAACAGTTTCTGAAAACCAGTTACGTGATGCAAATTATAGATTAAGAGTTGTTTCTTCATCTTTTGGCGGCACAAAAACAGATGCTATGTTTGTAAAAGCAGATACTGCTGCTGTAGGTATTTTTAACGACAATCCACAAGCAATGCTACACATAGGTAGCAGCAATAATCCTGATAGTGTTCAAAACCAGGATGTTATAATCGAAGGTAACTTAATTGTAAGAGGTGAATCGGCACAAGTAATAGGATCTGTTACATTCGGTACAGAAACAGTTATTGATTTTGGTACATTGCCTCATAAACTCACAGCTGGTAAGCAAGTACGTATTGCAAATGCTAGAGTGCAAATTGCACCGTCACCTGCACCAGCAGTTGATTTAGATTTATTAAACGGTTATCACGATGTACTTAGTACAACAGAAAATACTGCTACACTTGACTTAGATACGTCTGCACAAGCAGGAACATATGTCACAAATAGTGCAAATGTATTAGGAGATTATACAAGTTTAAGTGTACAAAACTTACAAGTTGAAGATAAAAATATAGAATTAGGTATTGCTGAAGACTCTACACTATTATCAGACGAAGAAATGGATAATGCAGGTGTAATTGCAAGAGTAAGCGGTGTTGATAAAACACTACTATGGCGCATAGCAACAGATTCATGGACAAGTAACAGAAACTTTGACCTTAAAACTTCTGATAAATCGTATAAAATCGGCGGCGTAGACAAAGTTACTAACACATATATAGATCCTTCTATTACACAAGCTACAGGTTTAGTTGAAGTAGGTACATTAGAATATTTAAATGTTGACAACATCAATATAAACAATAGCAGTATATCTACAACAGGTGGTACAGCCCTACAAATTAATTCTACAGGCGGCAATATTACACTTACTACTAGACAAAAAATTGTAAACGTCGACGATCCGACTGATGATCAAGATGCAGCTACAAAATACTATGTAGACACAGAAATTGCAAGCCAACCTATTGTATTTTCTTTAGATATTACTGGTTTAGCAACACCTGATACACAGATAGCTACTATTTTACAAAGTATGTTCCCGGCAGCAAATAAAACAAACGGTACATATGCGTTCATACACACTACTGAATCTTCTGCATCTACAGCTGAAAATATCGATGTCGACGCTGCAAAGAATATTTCATTCGTTGCTGTTGATGCTAACGGTACACAAAACGAATCAGTTGTTCAGGATATTGCATTCTTCCCAGCTAGTGGTACCGTTGAAATTGCTATTACAAGAGGGTTAAAAAGATTTAGAGTTCAAGGTACTTCGTGGGTATTTGATGCAGACTTACCAACAGGACTTTAATTAAGAATACGATAAATAATATAAAGCAAAAGGGTTTAATAGATGGCTTATCAAATTGATAGATACAACAATACAGTACTTACAGTTGTACAAGACGGTACAATTGATCAAACCACAGACCTAAAGTTCATTGGTAAAAACTATGCAGGTTATGGGGAAATACAAAACGAAAATTTTCTATATCTTTTAGAAAACTTTAGTGGTGCTAATCCTCCGCCAAGAGCAATTAGTGGTCAAGTTTGGTTCGACAGCAGCGGAAGTAAATTAAAGTTTTATGACGGTGCAAAATGGAGAACAACAGGCGGATCAGAAGTCTCTGCAACTGAACCAACAGGACTTACAGAAGGTGATTTTTGGTGGGATAGTGCTAATGATCAGCTTTATGTTTATAATGGTGTTAATTTTGTATTAATTGGACCACAAAATGCAGGTGAGGGTTTGACCCAAATGGTAAGCCAGACTGTATTAGACGTTTCTAATAACCCTCATAGCATTATTTCTGCTACACTAGCAGATGAAGTTATTTTTGTAATAAGCCCAGATGAATTTACCCTAAACTCTGTTAACCCTATTACAGGTTTTTCTGTAATCAAAAAAGGTGTGACAATGTTAAACACACCTGCAACAGGTGCTAATTCAGGTAAAACAACAACTGATCATCGCTATTGGGGTACTGCTAGCGATTCAGATAGATTAGGTGGACTTCTAGCAAGCTCCTACTTAACATCAACTAACCCTAACTTTACAAGTCAAGTTACTTTTCCTGATGCAGGAATAGCTATAGGCGATTCATTAGACTTAAAAATCTTTATCGAAAGTAATGACCAGGGTGTTATACAAAATGATGTAGGTAATGACACAGTAATTAAAATGAAAGTTACAGACAGTGGCGGAACAACTGTGCATCCTATGTCTGTAACCAAAGATGGAATAATTCCGAGCGCAGATAATGCATATAGTTTAGGATCAAACTCATTAAAGTGGAATACTGTACACGCTAATTTATTTAATGGTGCAGCAACAGTTGCAAATAAATTAAAAGAAGGTGCAAACGATAGATTAGCATCTAGTGCTGCGGTAGGTTCAACTGTAGCAGTAAGGACAGCAGCTGGTGATTTAGTTGCAAATATCTTCCAAGGTACAGCACTTCAAGCAAAATATGCTGACTTGGCTGAAAATTATTCAACATGTTGCGAACTTGCAGTAGGAACTGCTGTACAAGTATGTGATCATGACGATCACGAAGTAGATGAAGCATCTGCAGGATCTGTTTGCATTGGTGTAATTTCTGACAAGCCTGCCTACTTAATGAACGCAGAAGCTGAAGGCCAAGCAGTTGCACTTAAAGGGCGTGTCCCAGTAAGGGTTAGTGGTCCGGTCAAAAAAGGACAAGCGGTGTATGCATGGAACGAGGGTGTATGTAAAACTATACAAACTTCTGCATTAGTAGGTATTGCTTTGGAGACTAACAACGACGAGGGCGAAAAACTAGTAGAGTGCGTACTAAAAGTATAAAGGAACAAAAGTATGGCCGTCGGAGATATAGTTACAGCAGCAAGATTTAATAATTTACAAGCACGAATAGCAACAGTTATGGGTGTCGGAGGCGGCGCAGAAGGTTACGGTCAGTCTCTTGATAGTAATAGTGTGCTTACATCAGCAGATGTAAATGCAACTGATATGTCTAATTTATACTTAGATATGACAAAAGCACGTTTCCATCAGGTAGGTGCTTTACCTACTGAAATTGAAAATATTATAAGAGGCGACATCATATTAGATGATAATGCTGCTCCATTTGATCCAAAATCTTTTGCAGCATTTGAAAATTTAATGATAGACATTGAAGCAGACAAGTATTTGCTTTCTAGTAATGCAGCAACAGCAAAAGTTGAAACAGGAATAAGCAGTTCAAGAAGTACAGCATGGAATGGTGCAGTGTCTTATGAATTCGTTGTTCAATTTGCTGATGTAAATGCAAGAAGATATTTTTTCAACTCAGGCGGCGAAATAAGAATCACATCAAATGTATCAGGCGGTTCACAAGCTAAATCAAGTGACTGGAGATTGATTCTTTCGAATGTAGGTGTAGTTAAGTTTAACTATACTTCTACAACATCAACTGGTACTGGAACAGGTAGTTTAATTGGTAACTATGATATAACAGCAAGTGAAACAAAGATTTTTACAAAAGTAGGGAGTGACGTTTCTGCTGCATACGCAGAAAACGAATACAACATTTATGCATCTCAACTTAGTCCATCAGAAATCAAGTTCAAAGTTGAATTTTTAGATGCGGACATAGGAGATCCCAACTTTGACGAAAACGTTGACGGTACTACTTCTACGAGCATTCAGCATTTTAGAGCAGCAGGTACTTATGTTGAAGTCGATGCACCTGGTTACTACACAGTCTCTCCGTTAGGTTGACAAAAAAATTAAACTAGTATATAATTTTAATAAATATACTGTCAACGGAGAATTGAATGGCTGAAGTAAGTAAATTATCTACTAGGCTTAATAATCTAAAAGCAAGAGCAGATGCTATATACGGCGATCCTTCAACGCCCTCGTCTACAACTGGCTATGGTATGAATTCTAGGACAGGAACAAAAGCTGCTCTACAATTATTTGCAAAAAACTTCAATGCAGCAACAGGAGTAAACTATACTACTAATGAAATTACTCTAGCTTCTCACAGTATACCAAATGGTGATCGTGTTGAATACGATGCAAATGGCAACGATCCGATTGTAGGTAACCTAATTGAGGATGCTCACTATTATGTAAGAAGTATTAATGCTAACACTGTAGAACTTTATTACGAATATGATAAAGATACTGGAACATTTTCAAGAATTGTAGATTTATTGAGTGGTTCTACAGGAACCCATATACTGACTCATCTAGAAGGTGATATTTCACGACAGGCTGACTATTTTAATTTATATTTGGACATAGCATCGTGTAGAGTCCATCAAATTGGCGCAAGCTATAATGTACCAAATTCAGCAACAATTCAAGTTGGCGATACAAGCTTTGAACAATACATAATTGATCTAGAAGATCTAATGACTTTAGTTGAATCAGAATATGGTATTTTAGATCCTAATCAATTTTCATTAGGTAATCTAAGAGATGGCACAAACACTAACATAACAAGCACACGAACATCTGCATGGAACGGTACTATTACACATGAATTCCAATTAAATTTTCCTGACGCTGGTTCTAGAACAGGATATTTTAATGCAGGCGGCGATGTAAGAATGTTTCAAAATCTAACAGGCGGATCAGGCTCTAAAACTGCCGACTGGAGAAATATTCTTAATAATGCAGGAACAATCATTTTTTCAGCTTCAGGAACAAGTAGATTAAATCAAGGACCAGGCGGAAGTGTAACAGCAAGTATTACACCATATAATTTAACAAGTTCTTATCAACAAATTTTTACAATTTCGGGTGCATCATATGCAGCTAACAGAATGGATATTGATGTAAAGACTTCGGGTGCTGCATTAGTTTTCCGTGTTAGATTTAGAGATTTAGACTCAGGTGGCTCTGGGTTACCTGGCGGCACATTTGGCCCTGATCCAGTTGATGAAAATGTAAACGGTACTATTTCTAATACTGTTACGGTTAACAGACCTAACGGTTCATTTACAGTCGGCGGCGATGTTTATGACACTGTAAATTATTCTTATCTTACCGGCCTTACTACAATTAATCTATAATAAGCTTGACATTTTTGTAATATAAATGTATACTAAATGCATAAAGGAGCATTTGTATGGACGAACGACTTGATAAAGCTTTAGAGTTTTCAAACTATATAGTTACACTCAATAATCAAAAACAGATTATCAAAGAAAAGTATTTTGAAGATACACTTTATTTTGCTGACGGCTGTCAATTTACTATAGATAGAGAATTAATTTCTTTTGTTGGATTCATGATACACCGAGGACAGAC